ATTGTAGCTAAAAAGGCTACGCTGTACATCATCTTCACAAAGGAAGCTATTATGTCTCTCAGTCGCGCTCGCCACACTAACCGTAATTTTACGAGTTGGTGGGCCGGGACCGTTGTTTATACCACACTGGATAAAGATCACGAAGTGATCGGTATCCCGTCGGTAGCAAACTGGGGCCCCGAAGTGCGAACGTTTGAATTCCCTCTTTGGGAATACATACAAGACAATAATAACAAGAAAGACCGTCCCGAATCCGAAGTCAACCACCATAAGTGGTTAACTGAGGCATTCCCCGACACTCACACATATTCTGAAAGTGGCGAGTGTTTCGGAACGTACGGGAGCATAGATGCAACTTATTATGGAATCCGCTCAACTGTTGTTAAGTGGTTCTATACTCAGTATGGCAACTATGTCTATCATGCACCTCCTATTGGCCTCGAGTCCCTTTATGGGGACCTCGTTTCCGATATTATGGGTGGCATGAATAGCTCTCTTCTCTCCCTGGTTACAGTGGGTGAAATACTTCGAGGGGAAAATATCTTCTCTAGTGTTTCATCCATTGCTCGCTCGTTAAAGTCGAGCTTGTCACGTAACCGGGCCTTTCACAAGCGCGCCGGGGACCTCGCTCGTTCCGAGTTGGGTAAGCGGTTCGGTGTAGATTCCTTCATGCGGGATCTGAAGGATATGTTTGATATCTCTAAAAAGATAAACAAACAGATCCGGAAGCTTGCATGGAGGAATACCAAGAAGACCTTTACGGTCTCCAAGGGTAAATCTACTACCTACACCGGTAGTGGGTATACGGTAACTACGGAGGACAGGTTAACAGCCACATGCTCTGCTCGATATCCTCTTACCGAGTCCACGTACGACGCCTTGTGGCGTCAAGCGTGCGGCTTCGATAAGTTGATGTCGACGGCATGGGAGCTGGTTCCCTTCTCCTTCCTTATAGACTACTTCATTCCAATAGGAGATAAAATATCCTCTTTTGAGCGGAAAATATCCGACTCAAAGATTGGTGCGGAGTGGTCGATTACCGGGATTTCCCATTCCAGGAAATCCGAGATGCGTCGTAGTTGCACATATAGGTTAGGCGAATTACGCTTCTTTCCTATTCGTTGCAACGCTCGTCTTTATCAGGACGTGAAGTTCACGGCCCGAGCGACGAGGTACACGAGATATCCTATACCACTGGACGCCGCAATACTGAGTGCGACGTTCAATGATCAAGGTGTCACAGCAAATCAATGGTCTACCGTTGGAGTTCTGATAGCTTCTAAGCTATAAAGATCTGACGGTATCACAATCACCACCTCTTTAGGAGGGCCTTATGCCCCAATCTAGCGTAACACTCAAAAATGCAGCACTCGAGGACCATGTATTTCTTATGCAAGCTTCAGACATGAAGCGAGCAAAATACATCGACGAGAGTACCAGTCTCGATCTACCCCAGGGCTTGGAGATTTCACACGATGTGAAACCTGCCGGCCAGTCTGGGACTGATCGTCACCTTGTTAAAGTTACCATTACCGGAAGAGATTCCGACGGTAAAGTTGACACGGCCGTTGTTTCTGTACAGGTCTCCGTTCCTCGGAACGCAGCCATTTCAGAAACCAACGTATTAGACTGCTGGACATTTGCCAAGAATTATCTTGACGTGTCCGGTGCTTTTGCGAAGATAGTAGACGGGATCACACCATAGCATCAGCTATGGTGACATAAGGTCAAGAAGGAAACTCTCATGGAAACTAATGTTTCCCGCTCTTCGAGCGGAGATTTCAGTCCCATTCACGGGCTTATTCGTGCAATCGTGAAAGACTGTAAGGAAACTTACGGTCTAGCACGTCGCAGTTGTGATGCTTGGTACCGATCCCTTAGGGATCATTACCAATCATTTCTACCCGATTCGGATTCCAGCTTATGTGATGGCGTTGAGCGAGTGAAATCGTTCGAACTATCGTTAATACGCTGGTCAGGTCCGGGAGCATTGCTTTCGCTCCCGCACTCTGACGTAGATCCTTCCGAGCACCCCGGGCTTGTACGGTTATACCGTCAAGCTCTCAAGATGTTCTGGAAGGATTCTACGCTTCCAGCCGTGGCCTCTTGCGAGGACGCGGCCCGCATTCGTCATTCCACTGGTGGTCCAGGACACACGCTTAACGCGTGGGAATTGGACCACTGTCGCAACACCATCAGCGACCTGCTTGGGGATGCTCCATCTTTGATGGATCTTTTCCCTAAACATGGACCTGGTGCTGTTGCACACGGCGAAAAAGGTCTCCAAAAATGGAACCTCTTTCGTGTCTATGAGCAAACCATCCCCTATGGGGGTGCTAGCTTATTGACGTGGAATGCCGATCACCTGTCTGAGAATATGGGGAAGTACGTACAAGTACGTCATCCTATAACCCGTTACGTTGAGGTCCCAAAAGACCTTCGATCTAATCGAGTTATATCGTGTGAGCCCCTGGAGATGCAATATCTCCAGCAAGGTCTCGCACGCCATATCATGGATCGGGCGCAAGCCCGATCTCGCGGTCAGGTGCAGTTCGAATCACAGCAGCATCATTGTAAATTGATGCGTCGTGGACTTCAGTTCGCGACCATTGATTTGTCGGATGCGTCAGATAATGTCTCCCGCAAGCTGGTGTGGAATATATTCCCTCCAGCATGGCGCGATCTTATCTTCGCACTCCGGTCTCGTTTCATCTCATACCCAACTTATGGTATCGTTCCACTTCGGTCGTTTGCCCCAATGGGATCAGCTTTATGCTTTCCCGTCGAGTCACTCGTCCATTATGCACTTATCCGTCTTATTACAAAAAGACGTGTGAGTGTATATGGTGACGATCTCATAGTTCCTCAAGGAGACGCAGTGCGTATCCTCGGGGCGTTGGAACGAGGAGGTCTTGTCCCTAACGTGCGAAAGTGCTGTATACACAGCTCTTTTCGTGAAACGTGTGGAATGGATCTCCTCTTTTGTGACGATGATGTCTATGAATATAATACCGCGAATTTCCCGGTCCCGCCTTATAAGGCGAGATACCGAGATATTCCTGGTCTTATTCATAGTTGTCGAACAGTGCATGCAGCTGGATGGATCCACCTAGCAAGGTGGATACGATCAACAACCGAGAACACTCTCCGGACTAAATATCCGTCCCGCTCAGTTGCGGAATGGATGAATAGCTCTAGTGAGTGTCCACTTTTGTGGCCTCAGTCGTTGACCTCTGATTACCCCGTTATATCTCGTTTTAACAAACGCTATCAACGGTTAGAGTATTTAGCATTGATCATCTTGGATGATCAGTGCGAGGACGTTCCAGATAGTTATTCTGGCCTCCTCAGTACTCTGTGGTCTTCAGGGCTGCGTGCAATGGTTTCCTTCAAACCTCCTCGACATCGCTGTCGAGTAAAGAGAAGGTGGTTGGTTGCCTGACCAGCAACATCGGGGATTCCGATGCTGCTATTCTGGCATTGGAAGAGGGTGTGATTCCTGTTGCACTCCTTCTTGGAAGTGCG